TTTCATCATCATTGTTGCATCAACAATAAGCGAAAGCTCAATAACTTTGTATGTTGGGTTAGCACCTATACCAAATAAAAGCGGGGATATACCAACATTATTAAACAAGTCTTTTGTTGCGTCCTCGGTATAATCTTTTTGTGCATTTGTCGTATCTTTAAGAGTAATTCCCTGCGCCTTAAAAGGATTGACAGCAATTCCTATTCCTTCGGGTACAGCGCCAGCAATTTGATTGTAATATTTCTCAACCTGTTCAAACGACAATGCAGGATTTCCGTCACTGTCTGTCTCAACTGTATAATTGATAAGTTTATAATTATCAAGTATAGCTCCGTCCTTTTTGATTTCCTGATAAGTTTCAAGATCAATGATTGCTTTGAAACAGCCAGCAAGCGGTGGGATTATAAAAGGATATTCCTCATCAAACTTTACGCAGATTTGTTTCTTTGGTATAAACCAACGCAAAGTCTTATCGCCTTTTATCTCCTTTTCTTCATCACCTTTATAAAGCTGATATGCCTTTACAAAATCAGAACCATAAGAGGGGAGTAAAGCTTTCGCTTTTTTTGTATCAAAATAACTTAAATCAAAAGCAAACCGCCAAACGCCATTTTCTACCAAAGCCAGTTTACAATATTTATGCTGCAATGGCTTTAAGAAAAAGCTGCGCTTATCTTCAATCATTAACCCGTAATAAATACCATCAACCAAGGTGCGTAACATTATTTGAGGGTTAATATCTTTAAATTTATAACGGTTACATTTTAAAGCATATTCAATATACTCATTTTCAAAATCTTCTTTTGTTGTTGCTAAATTTTTAATGTTTGCGATGGGGCGAATAACATAATTATTGGTCAGTATAGTTGCAAGCATTATAATTGCTCTGCGATAATGCGGCGAGATTGCATAAAAGAATCGGCTAATCTCTCTTAGCACTTCTTCTGACCTTGAACTTGTCGGATCAGCCAAAGCAGCAAGAATAATTTTGCGAGGATATTTTTTCAGAAACACACACGCTTCATCCATATTCTGCTTCAAATCAAGTAATATGTCCGAGCGAAGTTTCGCAAATCTTTTGAGATTATATATCTCAAGCATTTCATTTTTATCTTCCAAATAATTCACCCCTTTCTTTATTCATAACGTTTTGCAGGACGTGCCATAAAATATGTTGTAATATCTTGTACGGGTTGCTGACTAACAATAGTTCCACGCCTTAACTCGTATAATCTATGCGCGAGAAGAATAAGTACATAAAATCTATCATCATGCATACGCGACTCTTTTTCTTTTGAAAGCGCATAGTTTACAGTTGTTTTTTCAGCGTTTTGTGTTTTGTGTATTGACGTAACTTCGGTTTTCATTAGGTCAATCTGAACGAGTGCCATTTTTTCGTCATCAGATAATTCGTGATTTTCCCATATCTCATTCCCGTCTTTGTCTACACCATTAATAACTTTTAATGAGTCCTGCCCCGAATATTCGTATGGGAATCTGATAACACCTAAATCCATAAGTTCTATCATTTCTTCAACCATTTGAGTACGATATTTCTTAGGGCTTATAAGTCTTAATTTGTCACAAGCGTTTGGATATCGGTTTGTAAAGCTTTGATAAAGTTCACTTGTACTATCAATAAAACCTCTATGTTTTTTACCAAACTTATCTGAATAATCATTCAGTAAACCGTCTGCATATGTGCTGACACCGCCGCCCGCAGCTCCAGCATCAACATTAAGTACATCTATATATTCATAATCTGGATTTTGACCATTATAACAAACAATTAATTTTCTAAGCTCTTCTAATTGTCTGTTTGAATCAAGCTTGTATTTCTTTTTTGTTACCGTGTCAACCATATTTATACAGTTAATAATATCACCGCACCAGCCTAATTCCTGATCCTTATACATATTCATCACACCAACAATTGAATTATCTCCCGTTCTTGCAGGATCGAAAGCCAAAGCAATTTTGCTATTTGGTTTCCAACACAAAGTTGGCAAATAAAACTTTTCATTTCGTCTTACAACATCCCATTTAACAATTTGTGTACTTCCGCCATCTGCCGTAGGTTGATTAAAATATTCTCTTAAAGCTTTTTCTTTATTACTTTTTAACGCAGCGTCTACTTTGCTTCTTGTAAGCAATGGTATGTATGGTTCGCCGTTCATATATGTATCAATTGCAACATCACATATCATATCGCAAACAAAATAATCTCTATCGCCAGCAATCATTCTCTTGGCAAAATATTTGTAATGCTTATAAAAAGTCTTATCCATTTGATCTTGAGAAGATGCATAAACTAATTGTGTAGGCACTTTCCTTTTTTCGGTTTCAGGATTAAAGTTATCCTCAATCGAAGTAATAAAGTCTGTATTTTGTGTCGCAAAAGCCTCACAAACTGCTATTAATTCATCAGAGCAAAATGCAGCTTCGTCAAAAAATACGAGTGTGGCACGACGGCTTCTTGCGGAGTCGGGTTTACTATTTAATGTATGTATTGTGCTACCATTATAAAATTCAACAGAATAACCCGCAGGATTATGACTAAAGCCCGTTTTATTTGTGAAAGACTTTTTTGTTTCTTTTTCGGCAATGTCTTTTAAAGAACGGATTGAAGCCGCGGTTTTTCCCATGCGAGTTACTATCTCTTCAATTTTAGTAAAGGTTTCTTTAGACTGATCTCCAACAGATGATACTATATATATAGCCTGATTTTCATATAGTATTGCCTTTAATATCATAAAGATAGCCCCCAAAAACGATTTACCAAAGTTTCGGCTACAGCACCATACGCTATGTTGCGCGTTCCATGTACTTTGCAATATCCATTTTTGTGCGTCAATAAGCTTTATGCCAAGCAAATCCTCACAGGCAATACAAGGATTGCGTCTATAAAAAGCTATAGACTCAGCGTCTAACTCATATATTTTTTTCTTTATAGGTGTAAGAATGATTTTACGTTTTTTCATCGTCATCACCATTCTTTAATTTTTGTATTTCCAAAAGCAATAGTCTCTTTTCTTCCGTAAGATCATCAACTTGCGACTGAAGTTTTCCCACCATTTCTCTTTTTATACTATCAATTTCACGCATATCATTTTCATCAAAGAAAGTATTTTTTTGTATTGCACTCATTGATATTTCAGCCGCCCATCTCGTACCAGCGGATTTAAGCTGATCGTAATAATCTGCCTCGGCTTTATCAAAATCTTTCTCACGTAAATCTCTCATAAGATATGTGAGAGTAGATTTTCCCGCATCTTTATTCGACCTGTTCTTTACAGATATTTCATTTTCTTTCGCAATTTTATCATTAGACATAACAAGTTTGCTCTTTAATTCATTAAGTGCCTGTATGTCCTTACTGTCACTTAATGGCTTTAGTTGGGCAATTAACAAGTCGTATTGTCTTATCTGGTTATTATTATTTACTATTTGTATTATTTGGGATAATTTATAATTATCTTCCATAACTTCTTCGTCATCAAGGTATTTAACAAGCTCACTAAAAAGATAACGTCTGTCAACTGACTGATATCCTGCAAATGGATCATAACCTATTACTTCTATAACAGTATGCATATTATTTTGCTCTTCCTGTGTCCAGTTAGCTTCAAACATTTCTTCTGTTTCTTTTTTTGATCTTAAATATTGTTCATTGGTTATTGATGACATAATGTAATCAACAAAAGTTTTATTTTTGTTTTGTGACAAGTTTAATCTTCTGGTATAATTACCAAGACTAATTTCATCGCCATCTTTTTCCTTTGTTTCAAGATATGTTTTTTCAGAAAAAAACCAGCCCATTTCGCAGCACGTAATTAATAATGCAACTTTTTCGTCTTGATATTTTTCTTTCATACGTTCAAAGAAATTCTTACAGCAAGTCGTACAGATATTACTATAATTATCATTGCCATCATATAGCGAATTTTGAACGACTTTAAAGAATTTACCTTGTGGATCGGTAATAAGTTTGCCGCAGCAAGAACATTTATATAAAGGCGGTAAAGTGCTTGTGTCTATATCTACAGGTTTTGTAGTTTTTTTCTTTTTTGACAGCGATTGTTTTGTACCTCTTGCTGGCAATTAGCTCACTCCTTTATTTCATTTAAAAACTGCACAAATGTTATGTTAGGTATCAATTCAAAACCCTTCATAACCGAAGCATAAATTTTAGTTATATATTCATCTTCAACATTTGCAACTATAGGTTCACAAAGTTTCCAGTAATCTTTACAAGCCAATAAATAATCATCAGCCATGTCTGGGTTCTCATCAAGAACAACATTGTAATATTGATAGACCACCACAAGATTCTGCAATACTCTATGTGTTATTTTTGCACGATCTATATTACGGTCATTGCAATCCTTTATATATTCAGACACAGCGTCAACAAAAACACGCTTGTTCTTATATACACTTTCATGCGTCACACTATTTGGATTATCACGCCAAAGCAATGTTGTCATAGGAATTTCAGTTGATTTTGCACCCAAGTCAATTAGAGTCTGATTAAACTCCACATCTTCATTAAGCCTAAGATTTTCTTTGAAAAACAAATTATTATCTATTAAAAATTGGCGGCGCAATAATTTACCATGCATCCAAGTTGGACTATGTTCAATTTTCTTAATGCCTATGCCGTTGTCAAACCGCATTTCTCCTTCAAATGCGCTCACAAGAATATCAGCTTTCGCAGCTTTAATCCGACACAACATTATTTCTAACGCAAGACAGTTTGTGAAACAGTCGTCAGCGTCAATAAAAGTAATATAATCTGCCGTCGCATTTTGTATGCCTGTATTACGCGCAGCACCACAGCCGCCATTTTCTTCACGTTTGATATATCGTATATCAAGTTCAGGAAAGAGATATAATATATCATCATAATACATTCCGTCACAATCATTAATAATATAAACAGTTATATCGTCTGCAATACTCTGCATTGCAATACTGTGAAGTGTTTTCGCTATAGTATCTCTTGCTTTATAGCAAGGAATAATAACATCAATCTTGCTCATTCAAGCAACTCCTTTAATTCAAATTGGTGCAGCTCTTGCCTCGTGCGGCGCAGGCTACATAATAGGGGAGTGACTAACTCCCCGTTTAGGAGGAAATAAAGAAACTTTCTTTGGTATATGTGGGCAACGTCGCAACGCCACCCACACTCGCTACTGCGATTTTTAATTTGGAACTCAGTTCAAATTTCAAAATTTGGTTGCAGCCCCAAGAGTCGAACTCGGAACATAAGGTTATGAGCCTTATATGATACCATTTCACCAAACTGCCAATTTACTCCACGAAATTGTATTAGACACAATTTCACGGAGAGAATCGTCTGTTCCCGCGTGTTTACACCACGCTTAGACTTTCATCGGGGTTACAGACTATACAGCGATTTTACATCCTCTGCAAGATGTCAAACTCTTTATTCCGCCAGTGGACTGGTCACACCAGACGGCGACGCTCCGTCCTTTTCGCCTTGAAAGGGCGATGTCCTTACTAATCATAGACGATGGTGCGATAATGCGTAGGTTTGCTACTTGTCCGTAACCTACCAATACGCAGGTTTGCCTTTCCACATTAGGTTGTGGCGACCATAAAAGTCCTTGCGTAGTCAGCTTGTAGGCATAACAGAGGCTTGCAAGGCTCATTAGAGCAGACTTTAAGTCGTGACCTCAAAATCCGCGTGGGCGGTGCAATTGGACTGACCACCGCCTTGTCAGCGTCGGTTCTCCCATCAGGAGGAGTTGTGAGCAATCTCGGATGTGCGCCGAGGACTTCCGCTTTTTATCGCGTTGCTTTACTGCCAAGCTCATTGCCCATACGGAGCGTATTATTACCTTTGCCCCGTTCCGCTATTATTTGAGCGCGGCTTGTCGCGCTGTTATGTAAATAGTCATAAAGACTACTAAAACCTTATCTTTTGTTCGATTTTAAAAGGAATAATAGTATTTGTAATGGCATAATTCATAGCACATATTGCATCATATTCAACAAAGTATTTGCTATCTATAAAACTTATGGGCTTATCTGTAAATAAAGCCGCCTCGCAAATCACAGTTGCATTATCAAAAATAGTAATAAGCATATTACCATCATTCATTTGCGCTGTTGTAATATCATCATCAAAATGATAAGCGCTTTCAATATCAAGTGCAAGACTTTTGCCATTCAGCACTTTGTTATTAATATTTGCAATAAGTCCTTGTACATCTTGCCAGTTACAAATAATAACCACATGATGATCTTCCATTACAGTAAAAAGGATATCTCTTATAAAATCATCAAATGTTTTATATTTACGGTATGCTGCATCAATCATATTAATTGCCACCTATAAGTTTAATAACTGTTTCTTCACTTTCAAAAACGAAATCTTCGGGTAGATGTTCTCCAATTGCAGACATATCAATAAAATACAAACCTTCACCACGCGCAACAGAACCGTTGTCAAGTATTGCAGGTTGTACATAAATGCCGCCATCTGCACATACGTCTAAAAGATACGCACCGCCATAACCTCGCCATTCAACTTCGCCTATTTCTACATCAACTATATATGTATCAGGCAAAGATAAAAAGTATTTAAAAAGTTTTTTGGTATTGGCGTAATTAGTCACAACCGAAACATCCCTGCCATTTGACTTTGCTTTTAACATTTTAGCAAATACTTTTTCTGTATTCATATTTACACTCCCTTAATTCAATGCAACCAGTTCAGTTTTATCACGAACGGTTTTGCCATTTATATCTTGACAAAGATAAACAAAACCTTCTTTCTGAGAATTGTAAAGCTGACCGTTGCTATAATTATTTTTTGACACATCACTAAATGCGCCCTGTTCAATTATTCTTGTATTGCCTATATAATATTCACCAACTCTGTGGGTATGCGCCATGACAATTTCTGTAAATTGCAGTCCTTCATTGCGGAAGAAATACATAGCCTTTTCCGCAGTTTTAAGAACGCCCGAAGAAAATGCAGATGGGTGAGCAAATATAGTATCACCAATTTGTGTCCACCAATTATCGGTATATTCAACCTCAATTGATGGGAACAATTGCTTTATAGGCGTATACCACGACTTTGTACCTTCGCGCTTATCATAATGAAAAAATCCGTCAGTAAATATAAGTTCAAGACTTGTTCTTGGCATAAGTTCAGCCAACGCATTATCAAGGTTTTTTGCCAAGTAATTTTGGAAGCGTAAGTCGTGATTGCCATATGTCACAACAACCTTTTTGGGTTGCAGGTATTCAATCATTTCAATCACATATTTACGCGCCTTAATAATTTCTTCCATAGGCGATACGCGGTAAACTTTGCTAAATTTTGAAATTGCCTGACAATCACATATATCGCCATTAAGCTGAAGTATATCAACTCTGCCTTTATAGTCTGATAACATCTTAATTGGAAGTTCAAATGGAACGTGTGTATCTGACACGCTAAGAATACGAGTTGCAATAGCCGTATTGCCTTTTTCCCTCAGTGCATTATCCATTAAAGAGTAATATTGATAGCATTTTCTAAATGCGCTGGAACTTACATCTGTTCCAAACTCAGCATTAAGTTGTCCAGCAATTTCCTCCCAAGTCGTAGTATTAGACTTGCTATTGCAAATTTCATATATGCGGCAATATTGTTCCGCTGTAAATTTCTTCAAATGAAGATTCACTCCTTTAACTCAAATCGTGATTTACTAAATCATAATTAGGCAAGTTCAACACTTTCTGTCACATTTATTGCGACCTCACAACTATCAAAGTCAGCAAGCAATCTGGCAAGTGAAAGCGTTTCGCCATCTTCAACTTCCACATAAATTTCATCATTGTCTTTGCTGATCTGAAGAACGCCCTTAATGCTTATAGATTTCTTTTTAGTAATCTTTGCCATATTGTCTCCTTTTACACAAATCGCATTTTTTGGAACATCGTTTTTCCACAAAATTGCATTTTTTAAAAACTTATTTTATCTCCCATTACAGGAGTATAAACCTTTGCTGTTCTACTTGCATTGCTTAAACTATCTCGTAAAAGCTTTGCAAACTCTTGTTTGCCATTACTTTCAGAATGGACGAGGTAAATCTTGTTGTATGGCATTGACGTGTATCGTTCAAGCAGCTCTGATCTACAGGCATGACTTGAAAACGAAGTTAGTTGCATCACATTTGCCCTACTTCTAATTTGTTCGCCATCAATAACAACCCACTTTTTACAATGCTGTATCTGGTATGCTACGCTGTTTTGATCGCCAGCATATCCGCACAGCATTACACGAGAGTTTTCATTGGGCAGTATAGATTTGAGCCATGATACTATTCTTCCGTTTTTCAAAAAGTTAGACGAACTGATTACCACCTGAGAAGTTTTCAGTCTTTGCCATTCTTGGGATTCTTCAAAAGAATCAACCCAGACTATATTACTCCATGACATGACCTGTTTCCAAAGTTTCTTATCTTTCTCAACAAGTTTATCCCATATATCCGAAATTTTTTTTGCAAGCGGCATATCACAAATTATGGGAGTTGCAAAAGTTTCATCATTCCCATAAATCTTATATATAGTTGTAAGAATATCCTGCGCTCTATTAAGCGAAAAAGAACCGAATAAAACCTTTTGCGTATCATATTGACAACATTGGTCGATAACACATTTAATTTTCTCAATATCCTTATCTCTATCCTTCTGCTTGTGAGTTTTATGACTGCCGCCATAAGTACATTCAGCAAGAACAATATCAGAGTAAGGGAGCGGTTCGTAAGGGATTATATAATCCTTTTCAATATCCGAACCAATATCACCTGTGAAACCAAGTGTCTTAATCGTTTCCCCAAGTTTGAATGTCATATGAACCTGTGCAGCATTGACTATATGGCTTGCATGATAATATCTGACAATAAGATCGTCAAATAAAACAATATCATCATCAAATGGTAATTCAACCAAATGGTCAAGTGCAATTTCAATATCCTCTTGTGTGTATAACGGTGTAGCATTTATTCCATGTCGCTTTTCCAATTTTACACAATCACTTTCAAATATTTTAAGGCTGTCCTCCCACATTATACGGGCAAGCGCTTTATTCCCTTTAGGAATATAAACATTGCCCCGATAGCCGCGCGAAAATAAAAATGGCACAAGTCCGCAATGGTCAATATGAAAATGACTGATTATTACGGCATCAATATCATTAAAAGGGATTTTATAATTTCTGTGATTGACCTGATATTGTTTAAGAATATCATCTGCACTGGTTTGATATAATCCTGCCTCAAGAAGAATTTGTTTGTCATTAAAGGCAATGTAGTACATTGAACCTGTAACACCATCACCAGACTTACCTACAAATTCTATTGTAACTTTTTCTTTGCTCTTAGCCATGAGGCATCACCTCACAGTATACAATCAATATCAGAAATTATCTCGTCAACAACGCCAAGTTTAACTTGGTCATTTACCTCTAAATACCAATCTCTGTCTTGATATTTCTTCATAAGAGATTTTTCAATCTTTGTTTTGCTTATAATAAATGTTCTCATTTCATTAACCATTTTTTCATAAGCCTTAGTTGCTTCCTGTACAGTCTCATAATCACCACTAATTCCTTGTGCGCTGCCGCTATGAATAAGTACCTGCGATCTTGGCATACAATATCTTTTGTGACCAGCCATGAGAATAAGACCAGCCGCACTATATGCAGAGTTCATATTAACTGTAATTATGGGAGTTTTAGATGTCTCCATAATAGCAATTGTTGCATAAGCGGTGTCAAGATTACCACCGCAGGAATTAATAAGAATAACTATAGGCTTACGTTCTTCAACAGGTTTGCCCATATCAGAACGGTTATATTCAAGTATTTGTCTGCCCACATCTCTTAGTAAACTTTCATCTATATCATAATCAATATAAATTACTCTGTTTTGTCTGTCTTGATAGAAGTCAAGTGTTTCGGGGGAGGGGAGTTTTAAATTCTCCACATCTTTAGGAATTGTCAACTCTAATACCTGAATGTTATCTTCCATAATATTTTCCTCACTTAATTTAAAATACAGTCATCCGACTGCCCCTTACAATAGTAAAGGATATTAGTTATTTGGGTATGTTTCGATCACCCTTATTGACCTGCGGTAAGTCTCCAATAATTGCTGTACGTGTTTGTCGTCAGGACAATAATACTTGCCGCGTGATTTGCCCTTGCGCTTTAGCCTGCAAGTGCGTGGACAATATACTCCATGCTCTGCCAGATATCTTGCTTCGTCGCGTGTAATTTGATTCATCTTATTTTCAACACCTTTATTTTATTTATGAACATTTGAGCATATGTTCATATAAAGAAATAAAAAAAGATTATGTATAAAAAGAAAGGGAGCATAAGTTCTTATCTTACTACTCCCAATTTCTTTTTAGAGCTGCACCATGACATACATAATCTCTTTCATATTGTGACGTAAAAATCAATTTTTTTTGAACAGTTTGGCTAATTATCGGCATAAACTAAGCATTTTCGGTTGCCAACTTTTTTACCTTGGATTTTATTGCACATTGAATATTGTATTTTCTACGATACTTTGCTTGACACTCCGCACACCTACATTTGCCATTAACACGTTTAATTTCAGTACCACAATCTACACAAACATAGCCATACTTAATTTTATTGGCTTGAATGTTTTCATATAGGATATCGCCATAGATATGAAAGAAAAATTCTTTTCTGCGGTCATTTTTAAATGTATTATGATCTTTAAACATATCCTTTACAAGCATATCGCAGATTTCATATTGTGCATAATCCAGCTTTTGCATAGCAATAATTATGTCATTTATAATAGTTGCGTTGCAATTTTCTTCCTTACCAACTTTGAGCTTTATGTTTGACACTGTATCGCTGTAAGTTCTTAGCACCGTTTCATCTACCTCAATATCGGGATTGTTCATAAGCATACGATAATCAAATCGTTTCTTATCCTCAAATTCCAGTTTAAAGTTTTTTTCGGGATATAATGTAAAAATTCGATTTACAATACAATCATTTATAGGCTCAACTTGATCCGTCCGCTTATCCTTTGCATAAACAAAAAATGCAGGCAACTTTTTGTTTACATACCTTGATATTATTTCCTTGATGTCTTTTGGCGGTGTACTTTTGTAAAGAGTCTTGGCGTAGTCAATAACCTCATTATTTACCATGCAAAGATATTTCAAACAATCCATTGCTTCTTGCTTAGTTTTTGAGTTACGTATTTCAGGGCTGTTTTTTATCTTACTGATGTTATTTGAAACCACACCTATATTGCCGCCCGTAAAAGCATTTGCAAGCCCCTTATATCTGCTGTCATTTGTAATAGGCTCTTTTGCAGCCTTACGCATATTATAATATAAAGGCAC